TCAGCGTGCCAGCTTATCGTTAAGCATCAGCACCTGTTCGCCATTCATTTCTTCAATCCACGCACCGTAGACTTCATAAACCATTTGCGCGTTTTCATGCCCCATCTGGCTGGCTATGAAAGACGGGTTAGCGCCGGCAGATAAAAGCCAGCAGGCAAAAGTATGCCGCGTATGGTACGGATTCCGGCGGCGAATACCAGCACGTTTTACAGCTGCGTTAAATCTGGAGCCGATACTCGATAAAGAGTAGTAGGCTTTCTGTTTGCCCTTGCGCATCCTGGGCATGAAAACAAATCGCAGGTTTTGAAATTCCATCGCACCATACTCGCGGTGATGGAAAACAATCTCGGTTTTGGGCTGTAACGAAGTCAGCGTACGCTGTGCCTTCAAGGCCTCTAGTGCTGGCTCTAATAGCGTGATAACGCGATCACCTGCATCGGTTTTTGGTGGGACGAACATTCCTAGCGCATTAAGGTTGCGCTGTATATGAGCCGTACCTTTTTCCCAGTCGATATCTTCCCAGGCAAGAGCTGCAAGCTCTCCATGACGGACACCAGTATAAACTGCGAATGTCCACATATTGAGGCTTTGGCCACGCTCGGATTTCGAGAGCAAACTAAACTCCTGCTTCGTTAAAGGATCCGGTTTTACTTTCCCTTTGTGTAGTTTCTTGATTCCTTCGAAGGGCTTGCCACTGATAAAGCCAGATTTGTGTGCAAACCGAAGCAGGGAGCACAGAAGCGATATATAGTTGTTCACGGTACGCACAGTGCGTCCCTGTTTGTTGCTTCTGGGATTTGTCAGGTAAAGTGTCTCACCGTTCAACAACTCCTTCCTGTATTTAAGAATGTCGCTGTGGCGTATAGTTGAAACAGGCGTATCTCCGTTAATGATGTGCATTAACGTACCGAGTTGTGAGCGGGTCTTACGCATCGTATTCGCGCTAATTTCGGTTTCTTTAATGCTCGTCCACAGTTCACACAGATCTGAAAAGGTTTGAACTGAAACAGTGGTTACGGTTTTTTTTGCTCTGGATGATGAAGGAAAGCGCTGGTTGTAATCAAACTCTCCAAGGTTGATTTCGCTAACGATCACAGCCCGAAGATTCCCGGCTTTTTTGATGTTCGCCGGGGTGTTAATCCAACCTTTTAGAATTTCTCGGCAACGCTTTCCCCGGTACATAAACCAGATACAAATCTTATTGTTTCTGATTTCGACACCCGTAGGCAAAGCTGACATCTTACGCATCCCTTATTAACTGATTAATTCTCGGATAGTTATACCAGGTTGTGCCACGCAAGGTTTTTTCTCCAGAAGGAGATACTCGTTTAAAATGGACACCTTCCACCCAACAGCCCTGGCGATACTTCTCAATCTGTCGTTCGGTCAGGCCTGTTTTTTCTGTGAGCCTTGCGCCAACAACCCATTCTTCGTTAAAAATTACCTGCGACATGGTTCACCTCAGGTAACCGGCATGAGTATAGATATGCCGGTCTTTAGTCGTTGATATTTCAGTTTCAGTTTGCCTGGCCGGGCAGGGAGCGAAGTCGACGCATGCCGGTCATTGCTTTGGCCACGTAGCTTGTCTTGCAGTTGACCACTTCAACCCAGACCTTCACGCCTTCCACTCTCACCGTATAGGTCTCTTTCATCTTGCTGCGCCCATAGTCACCATATCTCTGCTGGTGGGCTGCGAGTGCGATTTCACATGCCTGGCGAGCTAAAGGGGATTGCTTACTGCCTCGATTAATCAGTCGCATTTCTTCTCCTTGAGGGAGGGGGTTCCCTCCCGATCTCGTTAGTCCACGTATTCCGGTTTCATATCCGCTAGGGTGATGCTGAACTGATCGTGCAGCTCGTCGCCCAGATGACGCTTTGAAGATGCCAGCACGCGCTCGGCTTCCGCGAACCGTTCGGCGGCATTCGGCTCGTCGGGCTGTGGCAGGGAGTTAATAGCAGCCTCAACCTTGTTGCGTGCGTCCACCAGGTAATAACGCTTCACAGCTTTGTTCTTCAGTTCAGTGAACAGGGCAGAACCCAGCGTTACTTTGACTGTTTCAATATCTGCGCGCAGAGCTTTAGCACTATCCACATCCTGAGCCGCCTCGATGCGATCACGGAAATCATCAGCAAGTGCATCGATATTTTGAGCTGATTCCTGAGCCGGTTGAGTAGTAGTGACGTTGTCACCTGAAATATCAGCAAGGCTTACGTGCTGCGCCGGTGCGGGATTTACCTCTCGTTCTTCATGACGATCATCGAGCTCATCAGGTGTATACACGCCCAGAATCACATCCGGGCAGAACAGCCTCGCCCAGCGTTTGACGGCCAGGTACGCCAGTTGCTGGCGAGGGTCGTCAGCCCAGAGGGTAGAATTTCGGGTACGGGCCTGAGCCAGCAGCAAATCGAGTTCCCTTGGCTGATCTTCACCTTTCAGGGTTGCGCGGATAATAATGCCGATCCCGGCTTCGTCAGCCAGGGTCCAGCCCGGGACGCGGTACTCGCCTTTGTCGCCTTTACGGATGTGGAATTTTCCAACGACCTTTTCCCATGGCCCGTACCATTCATATTCAAAGCGGCTGGCCAGCACGCCGCTGCGTGAAATTACGGCATTAACCAGCTGCGCTTCATACCCGAGCACACCGTTAATCAGGTGCGTTTTCTGCGCCACGGCAAAGGGATTCATCTGCCACTGTGCTGCTTGCATCGCTACAGCCATGCAGTCGGCCTGATTACCCTGAAGGTGTTTAGGAACAGTCGCGGTGCCTTGCGCCATAATCTGCGCGAACGTGCTGATGGCGTTCAGATACTGGGAATCAAACAAAGCCACGTTGGAGTTAATAACAGTGTTCTGGTCAGCAACGGTAACGTTAGTGTTATGCATAAATCCCCCTTAAGCCTCAGTGCGCAGCGCTTCGAGGCGGCGCAGGTCGAAGTCGTTCAGTTCATCGGTGTAATCGGTAGTGATCGGCGCTGGCCATTCGCCAGTGTCGAATCCGGTTGCGATGGCGCGCATCGTTTTGCGGTACTCGAGCATGCCCAGTTCCAGAAGTTCGGTGGACGCCTCAATGATGGCGATCCAGTGGTAGTTCTCGTCTTTGTTGACGAAAATCCAGAAGAACTGGTCCAGCGCCGCTGTCTCGCAATACATAGCCGCGCTGAGGTGATAGTCACGGTCAATGATTTCCCGGTGCAGCCTGGCGCGCAGGCTTTCCTGCTTAACGTTCCACATGCTGATAGTTTTCAAGTCAGCACCGATGCGCACGCCATCCAATTCGATTTCGAGATCCGGGCGTACACGCACTTCTAATCCGGTTTCGTCGTCGAAACCGAAATAGCTCACTTCAACGGCGCGGCTTGGATGTGTCAGCAGCATGCCGGCGGTCGGGTGCCCCAGGAGTGCAGACTGAATTGCCCGCGCTGTGGCCAACTGCTGGCGGGTAACCAATATCTTTTCGCCAGGATTGTTGCGCCAGGCATCCAGCAGTTCGTCGGCGAAGATGGCATCGGGCTTAACTGATTTAACTGCCTGGATCATGTCTGCTTTGGTACCGGACACTTTCAGCGGTGTCGGTTTCTGCGCTTCTTGCGCCACCAGGTCTGGATTGATGATCGCTAATTGCTCGAGTAGCGCATCACGGCTGCCGTTGGTTTTAACCGGTACGGGCAGGGTGACGTTGTACTCTTTAATGCATGCCTTCATTGCCGTTGCTGTCTGCTTCTGGCCTTCTTCAATTCGCTGGTACTCAGCAGGCAGAGCCATATAGCTTTGAGCCGTTTCTTCCAGGCTGGCGCCAAGCGGCACTGGAGCGGGAAGGGATGCGTTATGTTCTTCAAGCAACGCTTTGATCTCGTCAGCGCTTAGTAGTGCTGGCAGGCTGGCGTTGTACGCGTCGATGAACTCACGCAAAGTTGCGGTGGTGGTGAAAGCACCCTCCGGGATCTCAGGTTCGACGCTGAACTCTGCTTCGAGGTTTTCCGGTTGCAGTGCAAGAGCGTGCACCAGATTTCCCATATCCAGCACTTTGGATGCTGTTCGCGGGATGGTTTTAGCCACATGGCGCGCGTTAAAGTACATCAGGCTGACGCGGGCATCTTTCACCTGGGTTGAGCTAATACCGTTTGCTGCGTGATAAACGTCATTCGGTAGGCCTTCGTATCGGCCAGGTTCGAAGTCTGCAGGGAACTCCACTTCTGGGTTCGATTCCTGAATGTCAATTGTTGTTTCCTGCAACTGGTCTGCTTCTACGGAATCTGTCTGCGAATTAGCTGCATCAGTGCTTTCGCCCGGTGGTACCGAACCAACATCTTCGTCTTTCTCTGGCTTAGCCGTTTCCATCTGCACATCGCTGGTGGTCTCCGCTGTGTTTTCCGTTTTTTCGACTTCATTTGAGGAGGTATTGACGACCGGTTCGGTATTTCCATCCACCAGGCCATCGATGGAGAACACGCCGCTACCGAGATTTTCAACCTGCGGTTGTGAGACTGGAGCTTCGGTCTCAACAGCTGTAGTAGACAGCGGCAGTAACTCCACAGCAGAGTTAAACTCAGCCGTCATGGTTTTATTCACAAATTCAAGATGAGCCGCTGGCGTGTGATGAATGTTCTCTGGCGCGATGCGGATCAGATTGAAGATTGCCGCACGGTTCACCGCCAGTACGCCTGGTTGATTGCGTAAGATTGCGCTCCATGACTTCCATGGCTCTTCTTTCTTAGCCACGATTTCTTTGGCACGTCGTAACACGCTCGAAGGAATTTCGAAGTGGTGGAAGTCCATAGGCAGTAGGGCACATGCGATTTCAAGATCGAGAGTGTCCAGAGTGTGGTGCGCGCCGTCGCCGCGATCCGTTACATAGCCACCGTCGGCATTGGTACCAGAATCGGTGCGATGAACACTACTAATGCGGTTACTGGCTGCCCATTCGCGAACGAGAATGCCGCGGTCAATATAATCAGTCGCCGCCCAGATTCGGGTAAAACGGAGAACCAAAGTGAGTTCGTGGCGCTTCTCCTGGCTGAACACCTTGCGAATGGCGTCGGTATAGCGCCACAGGTCTTTGGTATCGTAACCCTTAACCTCTTCGCAGTTTTCTGCCGCCAGCAGCAGGTTCTGGACATAGCTGTTGTCAGTGTCCATTTCCAGCGCGCAGATATCTTCGTATTCTTCGCGAGTTAAGTGGTGGCGCAGTTCGTCGGCGGTGAACTGGGCGAGTAGCTGCTTGCGGAACGGCATACGAACGACTGGATAACGTGTGGTTTCGTCATCATTCTCGTCAATCTGAATACCGTTTTCAGGTTCTAGATCCTGACCGGTTGTAACACCGATCTCGCTGGCGATTTCTGATTTAAGAAGAGTAAGCTTTCCGCTTCTCCACTCTTCAACTAACTGATTGCGGTCGCCGGCATCTGCTCTCGCCCAGTCAGCCATGAAAGCAGCAAGCAGCTTTACTTCGTGCTCTTCATCTGGCGCGAATACCTGCTAAATCGCCTGAACCAGTTTCCACTCAGCGTTCTGGCTGATTTCGGCAACTTCAGGGATGTTGTTTTTCGCCAGCAGCAGGTTCTGGAGATAAGTGTTGCCTTCATCCAGTGACATTTCACTGGCAGCCAGCTGCTGCTCTTTAGTGATATGTGACTGGTATTTGTCGCTGGTCAGGTGGACGGCAAAACGAACCGCTGGAGTGCGGTTTTCAAGCGGGACACTTTCGACGAAAGTTTCGACTTTAACGGTCGTTTCCGGTGCGGCAGTGTTGTTCATGGGACCAGTCGACTCAGCACCAGCCTTTGGCAGCCAGGTGCGTCCATCGTCCTGCAGTTCGTAGCGTTTGCCCCAGGTGTAATCCACGGTGCTTTCTTCAGGCAGATCGTTGTAAACAGGGAAATCGGTGCGAACCGGTTTTGAGTAATCCTTACCGCGGCCGGTTTCAATACCAGCATCTTCGAGCTCGACATCGAGCTGCAGGTTGGCACGGGCTTCTGATTTAGCAGTGAACCAAATCACTGCGTCTTCTTTGCCAGATTTCTGTGTAGCCTTCACTACATAGAAAAATTCCATGTGAGATCCTCTTTTTTGGATGTAAGATCCCCGGGCCAGAGAAAGCGCCCATTGGGTGAACTTTGGTTTATTAAGTAGTTTTCCGGTGTAACTTTGGTCGGGAGCACCGGACGTACGGGCCGCCTTGCGCGGCTTTTACGTTATGCCTCGTGTGCCATCTGGTCGTACGAAGCACAACGTTCAGAGCAGTATTCTTTTTCTTTGCGCGCCAGCTGTGAGCCGTTGCGATAGAGAAGGGTACTTTTGACTACTTCCTCCTGTTTAACCGGATTGCCGCAGTACCCGCATTTCGTTGAGTTACACATCTGGATTCCCCTTTTGCGCCAGTAGGTAGCACAAGCGGCGAAGAATCACTTCGAACAAATTAAGTTTTACGGCTTGCTGCCGTCCTGGTTTGCGTGCGAAATCAATCATTCTCACCCTCGTTTGCCTTATCGCCGGCCAGCGGAACGTTTACACCTGATGCGCGTTAATCTCTCCACCTCATCCGACTGTTCGTATGCCGTCGGCGGCTACTTCGTGGGCGTCCTGCCTTGGTGGTTCGTAGTGCGTCTTGGTGAAAGAGATTAAATCACTGGTTTATAGTTGTGTCAACCAATGGTTTTGATGGTTGTAAATCGTCGGTTTATATTTAGGGTTTTTGTGAGGTAGCTGACGAAGTGCAGGCAAAAAAAACCGACTCTATGGACGGGCACAATAGGTTCGGCATGGAGCTAGACGACAGAGTTGATTAGTGAGGATATAAAAAACCCGGCGCGACGGCCGGGTGATAGGGTAATTAATTGATATCCATTATGTATAGTTTACTTATGGCACCTTTTCTGGCTACTGCCTTGGCGGTAACTGTAACACTGGCTGAAGAATCGTTGGGTGCATGCATAAATGCCTGTAGTGCTATGATGTATGGATTATCTCTTTTCAACACTGCCGGGTCACTGATTTCTGCAGTAATTCTTCTGGCTTGCTCGTCACCCAGGAAAACAATTTTCGCTGTTTTTTTTACACCGTCAAATTCGGTAATCAAAACTTGGTATTCTCTGAGGGGAATAACTTCATCATCCTCAAGCCTATCAATTATCTCTTTATCTGCTTCATTTATGACAAGAGGAGAAATCCCTTCTCCTGCTTTTATGCTGATTGTTAAGCAGGTATTTCCGATAGGGCTAACGGCTTGACGAACAGATGGACGCAACTCAGTCGCCATCTTATCGATCACATTAAGCAATCCTTGAATGGTGTCTTTGTCTTTGTTTCCCAAGGCCTCAATTGCCTTGTCCAAGGAATCTTTTAAGTGTTTCATTTCCTCTTTTTTCTGAGCGTTACGAGAAAAAATGTACTGTATGAGCAAAGGAAGTATAGCGGCGGCTAACCCAGAGAACAATTGTTGTTGAGATACGAAACTTGTAACAGCATCTATCGAAAAACAATTACAGCGAGGATCTCTGGCATACACCTTAACCTCTTGAAGATCGGATCTTTTGTAATACTTTTGAGTTACGGCAAAATTACCTGCTGTAGATAAAATCTTCGCAAAACCCTGAAAAGATTCACCTAGAATATTTAATTCAACTTCGTGATTTTCAGCGTCTTTACCATCAAATCGGAGGGTAATCGTATTGTCTCGAATATGATCCATCTGATAATCCTGTCAAATAATTTGCTAAGCTTCCTGTGCTAAGACATGCTGATGCCCATTACCCGCTGAATAGATTCTTCACTGATCCTGTGACCGAATCCGCCCCTTCAAGTAGCGTTCATAAAGCTCATCAAGCTCTTTCAGGCGAATAGCAAAGATGCGGAGCATGTTTTTCTGCTCTTCTTCGGGCAACTGACGGTAAAGCTCCAGTAGGCGCTGCTCATCCGGCTTGAGCCCATCTTTCTCTCCAACGTCTTCACCGAGTAGCCAAGCGACAGAAATGCCAACAGCGTCGGCAATAGCCAGCGCCGACTTTTTACTAATAACACCTTTTTTGAACCAGCCGTTAACGGCCTGAGGGGTGACTCCGGCTATACGTGCCATGTCTGCTTTGGTGACACCACGATCGGTGATCTCAGAAAGTCGTTGTACCAAAACTTGGTTGGGTTCTTCTTTTCTCATAGGGTCATTGTAAATATTTGGTTTATACGCACAATAAATCTTGAATTTGCAAGGATTGTAAATCTATGGTTTACTTCTGCTATCAATTAGCAGGAGAAGCATATGTCCGCACTCGATAAAGCAATTAAAGCAGCTGGATCAGCCAGAAAGCTCAGTCTCGCACTTGGCGTGACGAGTATGTCTGTTAGTCATTGGAAAAATCGTGATCATGGGGTCGTCCCGCCCACTCACATTCTGCCTATCTTCAAGATGACAGGTGTAACCCCCCACGAACTACGCCCAGATCTCTATCCAAATCCCACTGATGGTTTACCTAAACAGGAGCCTTAACAATGCAAACTGTTTCATTTCAACAAAGTAGCAGAGCTTCTTCTAACCCACTGATATTCACGTGTCATCAAAGTGAACCGGCAACGCAGGATATAAATCATCGTGATATCTGCTCAGCGGTACGAGCTTGGGCGGCGGCAGAAGGGCGCATAGCTGTCGCTCTTCAGATCCAAGAAGCGGCAGAAGAACTTCAGCTTAATGGTGTGGACTTCTCAGGCCAGGCCGATGTCTGGAACGTGAAGCTGTTTCGCTGGCTGGACAACAAAGAAGACTCCGCATCTTACCGAAAGAACGTCGAACAGCTGGTGCCCGCGATCATGTCTGTATTGCCGCTTCGATACCGCGACCGTGTTGTAAAGAACGATTCGTTTGCGTATCGCATGGCCAGATTAGAAAAAGAGGTGAGTGAGGCGAAGCAAGCTCTGATGCTCGATGCACCGAAGAAGGAAAAGCTGAAGGAGTTAGGCGAGGGGATTTTTGAGATGTTCCGTGTCGATCCCGACCTTACGGCACCGCTGCTGGCGATGGTCACAACCATGTTGGGGGCAATGTGAAGACTTCAGAAAAGGCGAAAGCCGGTCTGCGCAAACAGAACCGACTTTCAGGTGCAAAAACGGAGTGTAATTGCGGAGCTAAGTATGTCAAACACAGCTGAAATTATCAATTTCCCCCACAGAACCGAACAACCGGGAGGTCGTATGGCCGACCTGTCGAACGGGTATACCAAGGTCGCTAACGAGATCCAACAGCTCAAGCCTCGTCTGAGAATGTCAGGCCGGGAGTGGCAATGTTTTGAGGCGGTGATCTGGCTTACCTACGGCTGGAACAAGAAACAAGACCGCGTTACAAACACGGTGATCGCTGAGCTTACAGGGCTGAGTGATTCGCATGTCTCGGATGCGCTCAAATCGCTCGCAGAACGCAAAATTATCTTCAGTCAAAAGCAGGGCGTGATGAAAACGGTCGGTATAAATACTGACCTTTCAGCCTGGATTTTAGACAAACCGAAAACGGGAAAAGTCTTCCCGAAATCGGGAAAAGTGTTACCGAAAACGGGAAAAACCTTCCCGGAAACGGTAGACACCCAAGACTATAACAAGAACAATAATAAAATATCCTCGTCTCGGAATTCTGACGAATCCCGAAACCAGAAAACTCAAAAGTTTCTCTCTCGCCATCCAGAAGCTGCCGCCGGGATATACACCCCGGCAGGTAAATCATGGGGATCCGCTGACGACCTCAAGGCCGCTCGCTGGATTTACGACAGGCTTCTCACCGTCAACGCATCGCTATCTGAGCCAAACTGGGCTGAATGGGCAAACACCATCAGGCTGATGCGTGTCCAGGACAATCGTACTCACTACGAAATTTGTGACCTGTTCCAGTGGGCCAACCGGGACGAATTCTGGAAAGACAACATCCTGAGCCCTTCGAGTCTCCGCAAGCAGTGGGATCAGCTCACTACGAAGCGGCTGCGTGCAACCGGAACGGCAAAGCCATCCCGGAGCGGCATCAACCTGCATAACACCGACTGGATTGACGGGGTGCTGGAATGAAAAATCTTGCCGAGAGCATTCGCAATTTTGACCGGGAACAGGCTCGCCGTGTGGCGCACAACCTGCCTGAGCAGTACACCGAACGCGAACAAACGCAGCAGGTGGCACAGATTATCAACGGGCTATTCGTACAGCTGGCGGCCGCGTTTCCGGCAAGCCTGGTTAATCGCAGCCAGGAAGACGTGAACGAGATCCGCCGGCAATGGGTGCTGGCATTTAAAGAAAACGGGATCACAACCATGGAGCAGGTCGAAGCCGGCATGCGCATGGTACGCCGACAGGAGCGTCCATTTCTGCCTTCGCCAGGCCAGTTCATCAAGTGGTGCAGGGAAGGGCGCTGCGTGCTGGGGATCACCACTGCTGACGTCATGGCTGAATACTGGAAGTGGAGGAAGCTGGTTTTCCGGTACCCGAGCAGCGAGCAGTATCCCTGGCCTAAACCGGTTTACTACCACATTTGCCTCGAGCTGCGGCGCCGGGGTACCGATGGACAACTGAGCCACAAAGAGCTCGCGCGTGAAGCCAGTGACATTCTCGATATGTGGGAAAAGCGGGTGCTGGACGGTAAGCCTATTCCGCCAGTGCGTCGGGCGCTGGCGGCGCCAGTGCCTCCGAAGGGGCTAACCCCTGCGGAGTTACTAAAATTAAAGTATGAGCGAATGAGGGCTGAGAGATATGACTTAGAGCGATAATATTTGAATACTATTAGGGGCATGTCCACGACAAGCCAACTGTAGCTGATTTTTCACCTGGCTGCGATGATGGTAATAAGTTTAATCCAAATATGAGCGGTGGTGTGAACAGCGTGGCTGTATTGACTATCTCATCATTTACCGTCAGGCTTGTCGATTCTGTAATAGAACGTCTTTGTATTTGGATAGGTATGTTGTTTGTGTTTTTTGTATAGGATATCGTTGTATTGGTATTGTTATTTTGACCGAGGGATAATGGCCCTAAATTAATCGTATCAGGTATAGTGATAGCATCTTCAACTTGGCTTACTGCATTAAGTATTCTTGTGGCCGACGGTTTCATGTCCGATACTTGGATGTTATTGGATGTTATGAGTGCAGATGCATTGATAATGTTCTCCTTGAGAGGCAATGTTACGCTGGCGTCGACTTTTGCAGCCTTAGAAGAATAGTATTCTGAAGTAAGTACAATATTTGTGGTTGAATTTTTTATATTACACTGATTTTTTACGTTTTCATTGCATGGAATGGTAACGCTAAAAGTATTAACACCTGCAGGAATTGGAGTGGTGGAGTAAGAATAGGCATCGCCATCTGAAAAAGAATGGTGTATGCGAATATAATTTCCAGCTAGCGCTGCGCTCGTCGCCGAATCTGGGAAGTCAAGCGTTATGTGAAAGTTTTTGAATTTTGGAGAGCCTAATGCAATTCCGGTAGGTTTTAGTTCCACCAAAAGGCTTGAGGCTTGACCATCCGGTAAATTCATGTAACTACGCAAATACCAAGCTTTTAATTGCTCACATTGTAAAACACCAGCTTCAGTCGTGGTAGTAAAAAGAATCAATGCTAAGGAAGGTGCGAATAAGCAGGTCATTTCTTCCCAAGCTGACTCGCTGATTAAAATTTCGCGGATCTGGGCTGATTT